TGGTAGCAGATCCTTCGATACTGTAATGCTCTTCTTTTAGGAACCAATTTTTGATGTCATTCACATCATCGTAGTTGTACACCAAGTTGTTTGGTATAGTCATTACGATTTTGTTGTCATCTAGTCCTGGCACAAATACAAGCTCGATACGTGCTGTATTGAATTTCTTGCTCATCCACTCATCAGTGATGTACTGAAGTGTCGCACCTTTTGCTTTGAAGTAGGCAGTTTCGTGATTGATACTCAAGAAACATTTTACAGACTTGGTCTTGTAAGCCTTACTAAAGGTTGCATGCATATCTTCCAGTATCTCTACGATATTGGTAGCTGTCACAGCACCAGTTACGATAGGCGTAAGTAGTGTCGCAGTGATCGCATCATTGATACGCTTACCGAATCCATCCATTTTTTGAATGATTGGAGCGTCAGCTGCCGCTACACCACTTTTCACACCTTCCCAGATAGCTACTTCCATCTCAGCGGCGATACCGTTCATGTGCTCTGTGAGAAACCATTTTTGTATTGGCCATTCTTTGGTTTTGAATCCTCTACTTGTCAAGAATCCAAGATATGACTTATACATAGCCTCACCAGGCATGATGTTAAATTCTGTTTTGAACGGATCGGTGGTGTATTGGATAGGTACCAATTTTTGAGAATCATAACCAGTGAAGACACCATTATATCCACGTATGAGACTTCCGTTCTTTTTCATCAAGGTGTCAGTATGCACACCTTTTACGAGCGGCATATGATCTACTTGGCTTGCTGTCTCAAATCCTATTTGAGCTATAGTAAGCAACTCTGCACCAAATGATTGTATATAGGCACGATAAGCTGCAATATCTGAATAGACTAAACTCATTAGTTTGCTTTATTTTGGTTAGAAAAATATTGCTGAGCGGCCTTATTCATAGGATCAAGTTCCCATAAATTAGGTTCAGTAGGTGCGGAGACGTTGGCACCTGTATTTAACACTACCGGCTCTGCGGCTGGTGTTTTGGCTAATTGAGCCTTTAGCCTAGCATTTTCTTCCTGTAGTGCTACCACCGGATCTACGACGGGTGCAGGTGCAGGAGTTGCGGCGGCAAGTGCTGTTTTCAGCCTTTCATTTTCTTCCTGGAGCGCTACCATCGGGTCCACTGCTGGTGTTTCCGGAGTAGCTGCAGGAGTGTTAGATGGATCCATTTGCTGTTCTTCTTTTTGTGAATAATTATTATTGCCATCTTCCTGATGACCTGTAAAAAAATTTAAAATTCTTTGGAAAAGTCCCATATCTTCTTTTTCTGTACCAAACATAGAGTTTGTGGCTGCACCTTCAGATACGATATCAGAGCTGTAGAGCGCACCGAGCTTCGGATATACCTTCCCGAGTGCTTCATTCTGAGATACCCAGCTACCTTTGCTGTCATAGTAATAGACCTTTATCTCCTTACCAGCGCTATCGAGCTGATAAAAATATTTCTCTCTAAATACGATAGACGTCATAAATGTCGTAGCATCCTCTGCCAGTTGAGAGAGCAGATAGTTGCCCATGCCCGGAGCCTTCGGAGATAGATCCGCACTCGTGTAGATAGATAGATCATATTTGGCTTTTCCATCTTCCACACGCCAGTTTTTAGCTTTCCCGAGCAGTAGCCCTTCATTGCTCCAGTTGTGTCCGAAGTGTGACCGTACACCACTTTTCTCTTTGCTAGCCATAGCCACGAGATCATTGATAAAAACATCATTGATCGAGAATGGACGCCAGTCTTTTATGTCGATAGGCTCAATGGCTATCACACCATTGAGCTGTCGATTTTCTACATCCACATTTACTGTCTCGGGATTGAGACCCATTTTTAGGTATATCGGTTTAGATTCCATTTACTCGTTTTTGCTGATACAAATATCTATTATGCCCTAAGCTTCTTTTAGGACATCAAAATATCAACTGATACCCCAACACACCATATCCACTACACACCGTCGGGTCTATACTCTGTACCACGTCTACACCTGATGATGTAGTCACACGCCATACCCACTGATCTATTGTTACGCCGCACCAGTCTGAGTACCATTTATTTTTTCTCGTCGTGCGCTTTATGTTGATCCAGTTCTCAGGATTTGAGATATTTACCTGGTTATAATTGATGTCAGGTATTTTTACATAATGGTTACCAAGCCAATCAGGGCTATTAGCGATTTCTTTTGATATCGTGCCGTTTTTGTAATAATATACAACCTGGTATGGGTACCAATATATCCCGTACCTTTTCGACCGGTCATTAGATTTTTTATCATAAACTGTACTATCCAGCAATTGCTGATTTTGTATCAGATAAATGAATTGGAAATCGTGAAAAGTAACTTGTGAAATTGGATAATTAAATGGCAAATATATACCACTCCGTCCATCGTGTTGATAGCTGCCATCTATGACAGCATAACTTATGTCTGTAGTCTCTATTTTAGAGACTGCTTCGTCCTTTGTGCACGATAGCACGAAGATTCCTAAAATGATAAAAATTAACTGTTTCATTTTTTAATATGATTTTGTTTGGTTAATAAAATTTATTCTTCTTCGTCCACTTCGTCCACTTCATCATGCGTGTGTCTGACATCGGACGGATTTCTTATCCAGACTGTAAGCCCATCCATGTAGCGGAAAGGATTCGGGCCTTTGCGGTCAAAATTACAAGCGAGCAATTGCAATCGATCGTTATACTCAATCTCTGCTTGTTTGGTGATACATTCTTTTTCAGCATAGCCTATGGTGGCCCGCTGTGCTCGGTATATTGGTTTGGTTACTGTTATTTTTGGCATGATTATGACTTTTTTGATTTGAAAAATTATAGTTTTTTAACACTTAATGTCGGTGAGTAATAAGTTAGGGTGTTAGATACATAAGTATCCTTTACACGAAAGGAAATATAGTCGTTTGCCGAAAGCAGGAAAATCCCTGATGTGGATAAATTAATTGGATCTGTTGTACCCAATGCTACCGAAGAGATTCGAGACCGTAACTGCTCAGTACTATTTATAAAAAAAGCACCATAAATTTTACTTGCTGAATTTTCGGTAAAATTTCCAGAAAAACTTAATTCGTAAAACCCATCAGAAGGAACTTGAATGTCGTAAGTACTAGTACTAGTAGTTGTTCCGTTCCATGCTTGCGATGTAAAAGGTAACTTAGTATAAGATGTAGTGACTGAAAGTGAATTATTACCATCTACCGATAATTGACCCAATATTGTAGATAAACTCACCGTCGCTACACCACTTACTTTACTCACACTTGTACCTGAGCCAGCCACCACATCCACGATCGGCAAAGTCACGCCTGTACCCGATGAGATACCAAGCGACTGACCGGATAGAGATAAGTTTTGGAGTTCATTGGTTGTGCTGGCGTCAGCATCGTTGACATTTAGATTTAGTGTACCACCGCCATTACTGAGTGTGATGTTACCAGCCGTGCCCGATGTGCTGATAGTCTGTAGCTCGTTGGTTGTGCTGGCGTCTGCATCGTTGACATTTAGATTTAGCGTACCACCACCATTACTCAGTGTGATGTTACCAGCCGTGCCCGATGTGCTGATAGTCTGTAGCTCGTTGGTTGTACTCTGATCTACAGTACTCCATATCCAGCTTCCAGTACCCTGACTTGTCAATACCTGACCCGTAGTACCTGCTGAGTTAGAACTATTATATATAGCTCCTCTCAGACGAGCATTACCATTTAGGTCGAAATCTTGTGATGGGTCTATTCCTATACCTACATCTTTACCAGATCCAAATCCACCCGTACTGTTCCAACTTTGTATTTTAGTTCCGAAGTCAAACCATGTTTCGGGTGTTGTGGGTATAGCTTGCGTAGATAGATCGCCAGTCGAGTTGGCTATTACCATACGATTACCAGAGCCAGATAGGAAAGGTAGCCTCATGAAAGTAGTAGATGATGTACCGAGATATATTGGCTTAGTTACTGCTGTACTACCAGCACATATGTAATATGCTGCGCCATCTTGACCTACTAAAATTTGACCATCGCCTCCATATAAATAAGAATTTATTTGTGCACTTCCCGCTACATGCAATGATTGGTTAGGAGAGCTAGTGCCTATACCAAGCCGACTATTTGCATTATTCCAGTACAAATTCGCATTACTACTTAAAGAAGATGCTCCATCCCAAAATGCAACTCTCGTTGCTACTCCTGACCCAGATACTACATTTGACCATGTCCATGCGCCTGATCCTTGGCTTATTAATGCTTGCCCAGTTATTCCAGATGATCCAGACGAGTTATAAAGTGCACCATAGCTTCTTATGTCTCCATTACCAAAAATATTAAACTTTGTTTGACCACTGGTACTTATTCTAAATAGACTAGATGATGGGTCTGCCGCGACGGTTGATATACCACTTTTATAACCCAATTCAAAATTTAAATATGTAGAAGTTGGATTATCAAGCCGTATTAAATCAAATGACATTACCGGTACAGATGTTTTTCCTACACCTACCAAATACATATTTGGATGCGCTGTGCTTGAATAATCCGTGAATCCCCATGCCATGTCTGTAGGTAATTTGTTGGTAACACCATGATTTAACCCTGACATGATCCTTCTCAAACCTTTAAAACCACCAGTTGTATTTATATCAAAATTTTCTGAAGTATTTAGTCCATTTTCATTTCTAAAAATCGCACTACTACTTGTAATCGTATTAGTACTATTAAACCAAGCAATCTGATTTTCTACACCATTTATTCCCGTAGTACTTAGTTGATTACCCGAAAGGCTTAGACCACTTCCATACGTCACACCGACCAACTTACCATTTGCATCAAATCCACCGAGCGTCGATGCAGTACCTGTACGATCTTGTATTGTAGCGGACCCTTGTACCAATAGACTATTGGCCGCTACAGAAGTACTAGATACACCATCACCGATACTTACGGCACCGTTTACGTGGAGTTTTTTATTCGCTACATTGGCGTAGGACTGCCCAGCACCAGCATTGTAGCCGATAGTGAAAGTCTTATACTGACCTTTATAGACAATATTATCGGTAGATGTCGCTCCATCCTGATAGGAATGGAAGATACCAGTATTGGCACTGTTGTACATATTTAGTGTAGTGGCCGCATTTATGAAGACGGTATTGTCAACTGTCAGAAATCCGTCTCGCACCTTCGTATTCCCTGCCACATCGAGTATGTAGGATGCTGTAGGAGTTATTGTACCTATGCCTATCTGATTTCCTACATTGTACAAAAGACTATTAGCTATCAGCGTATTTGTCCCATCAAACCGCAAGGTCTGTCCTGATGTGCCGGTAATCACATTTTGTTTTTGAGTGATATCATAAGTGGTTGCAAATAGACTACTATCCACCTTCACATTAAAGTTGTTTGCTGGACTTTCGGTTATGATAGTTCCATAAGAGTTTTGGACAATGGTACTATCCGCAACATTGACCAAATCACTCACATCCACACTACCTGAGCCATCTCGCAGCTTGATCGAGTCACCTGATATGTAGATGGAGTCGGGTGTACTAACTGACAGCACAGCGATGCTATCCCTTATACCCAAGGTATCCAAGATATAAGGCAGCGCATCACGATACACTTGTGTATATTGAGTCCCATTCGTGACAGGTATCTGATTATTTGCAGTGCCTTTCTGGATCTGCTTCAGTTGTTGACTATAGCCTACATTTCCTATTATAAGGACTAACAGTATTAAAAAAAACCTCATATATTTATTATATTTAAAAATCAAAAATCCATTATCAAAAATCCAAAATCTATCATCATCACGCCGTCTTATATATCTCGATATACTCACCACTTTCCAACGGCCATGCATTAGGCAGATAAAGGATATTATCCTCTATCGTGAAAGTATCTATATTGACGAGCGGAGTAGTACCAGGTGTAAGCACATTTTGTGTGCGGTTTACGATCACACGGTTAGGATCGTACGACGATGCGAGTGGATATTCATATGCACCATTACCTTCTATACGCTCTTTAGTGAAGCCATTTCCAGCCAGTAAGATAGATACACCATTTTTGTCTATGAAGTACTTCTCACCCGTAGCGGCTACCGTGACCACCTTATTGCGGTGCATCACATTGCCCGTAGCTTCAGGTGTGAATAGGATCGGTGTAGTGAGTACCGTGATACAGCACGCTTCTACTACGTTCTGGCCACCTGTATCAGGTGCCAGGATACCTTGATCAGGCTCAGGTGCTATATACTCATCACCTGTGAATAAAACTTGCTCCGGTGCATCTGCAAAAAATGCTACCTTGCGATCTACTCCCGTGAAGGTCCAGCGATATCCATTGCTTTCAGTATAGCCTTCGCCTGTGCTCATCTCACTGATGAACTCAGCGAAGTCGATCCTATGATTTTCGCCATTATTATCAACGACCAGTACTACGACCTTGCGATCCTTCAGCTTGCGTACGATGTTTTCTGTAGCATACCGAAATCTCGGTACATAGATCGTAGCTGTCTTGGTATAGTAGTCACCAGATCTAGACTTTGATCCTTTATCAGATATACCACCGCTCCATCTTCTGAACTCTATCTTGTACACCGTAGCACCAGGAGCGATATCGCCCACAGCAGACACATTGCTGGCATCTACTAGAGATAGCGATTTTATACCCGGTAGATTGGTGAGTTGTGATTTGCAGAAACTTTCTATATCGGTGAGTTCCATACTGATATCGTGATTGTTCCACAAATATCATTTACTCATCAATCAATATTTAGGGCATTGTAATTACCAATTACTAATTCATAATTACTAATTCATAATTACTAATTTGTAATTACACATTACTCATTACCAACTGTTCATACGTCTTCCGCACTTCTGGCCGTTGATCCATAAATCTTTTCCATTTCGCTATCCGGTCAAATCTAGTTCTTCTTTTTAGTTTTGTAGGTGTTTTTTGATCCACATACACCGTCACGTAGGTAAGCAGATGATGGAGCAATGTCATATTGAAGGTAGTGCGTACATTATAGAATAGATGTAGATGCTCTTTCACGATCTGCGCAGCTATATCATGCCCATTGCCGCGATTATTTTCTATCACGATCGTCCTACGTGTACCCGATGGTGTCGGATATGTCTTCACATTACGTATATATGTATAGTAGCGCACCCATTCTCGGTACATAGAGTCCATATCGTAGTCATCATCTTCTATATCATAGATAGCGTAAAATGTACGTATGCTTTGCATAGCATTGGCATTAACGTCCATATTGGCCAGCACATACTCGAATATACGTCGCTTATGATAGTGGTAGAGATTCGCACCAGCGTAGGCACTTACGTTTTTTAGATGCGTATGGATATTGATGGTTACATTCAGCTCCGAGCACGTACGCTTGGTAGTAGATGTAATGATCGTCGCATGGGCATCCGATGCAGGTATGAATACATTATTTTTTTCTTCTTTCATACCGAAATCAGCATTCAATATTTTGGCCGTGATAGGATGTACCTGTAGTGTGTATAATGTCATTTACAAATATTGCACTTATATAGGACAAATATAATATATATAGTGCAATATTTGTCAATATTTTACATACTTTTTTTATACCATTCCGATAGCAGGTATTGTCACGAGCTCACAGTCGGCCATTTCCATTCCATTGGCCGTAAAGGTCACCGTCATCGACTTTAGGAAATAATTCATATTATCTATCCTGATGATATCATACTCCTTGTGATTGAGTATGTCGGCGATAGTCAGCTTCAGCTTGCGGTGTACGATCTTTTTATATCGCATGAAGTGTACCCATTCTTTTCCGAATCGCGCATAGATACCTCTATCACCATCATAGTGCAGCGAGTAGTCGAAGGTCTCAGCTTCATTGGTAGGATCATAGGCCGTTGTATTGGCATACGGATAAAGATCCGTCGTAGTAGTTTCCTGAGTACGCATACCACGGTAGATACACAGGCGTATATTGGTCAGTGAGCCAGTCATCTCACGCACTTCATCATCTATACGCAGCTTCATATCCATAGGTATGTCAGCTCTCGGCACACTCCATCCATAGACGTAGGCACCTGCAGACGAATTGCCACTATGCATAAAGAGCGGTATCACTTCAGATCGAAACGATGCACCACGACCTTGCGTATTGATCTGTTTGAATCCATGCGCATATTTTTTCCAGCGATCGGTCAGCCAGTTGAGTGTAGTATCGTATTTCACGATAGATCCATCACGCTTCACATCATAATACCCATCAGAGAGCGAATGCGTATTCGGGTTGCCCGTAGCATGCCAGTAATCCGTCACTGTGATACTTCCTGCGAGCAAGCCAGCTTCTGTCACGAAGTTATTGGCAAAATACTGATCTGAGCTATCATGCGCATAGCCGATATAGTTGGGCACGTTATTATCTTGCTCCGTCTCATAGTCATCTTGTGCAGCATATGTCCAGTTGTGTCGTGGCTTTTGAGCCAGTATATTTTTATAAGGTAGCAACCTGATGGTCTTCATAGTCTGATCTATAAACAATCCTACAAATGACCATTTGCACAACTTTTTGAAAAAATCGACGATCTTCATATCACCAGGCAAAAGCTTACTGTATAGCCACTCATTCTGATAGTAATTGTCTATGTCATTAATTGAGTAATTATTATAAATACAGATCAGCTCCAGCTCTTCATCTATGAGCCAGTCATCTATGAGCGTGTATCCGAGTATTTCGGCAGCCTTGGCCAGTACCACCTTCAGGCGTAGGAAAGGTGTCACCAATATATTGCCAGCTTGCGCTAGTCCAGGCGTACCGAACATAAACGATCCAGACCTATGCAAATTTTGATGATCTGCACCAAATATATTACCTGCAAATTGTTCCATCACAGCGGCATCGAATGTCATCCGCATCGAATGATTGTGCACCGGAAAAAATACAAAATCATGATTGAGCGGATAGATCGTCGTATCATCCATTAGTGCTTTGAGCGTAGGGAAGCTACCCAGATTACCAGTACCCATATCCACATCCTTGAATGCGATTTCCTTCTTACTACCGAGACCATTCACCACCATGAAGATCGAGCAAAATTTTGGCCCACCTTTTTTGACATATAGATCACCCGTGAATAATGGCAAGCCTATACTCGTCCCTTCACCAGCGTAGAGCGTCGCTTCGCCTACGTGCATCGGTGTGTAACTATCTATCCTACCCGGGAAGCGCAGATGATAATTGTTATGATCGGTAAGCGGCACATCTACAGGAAAGCTATACGAGCCTTCAGCAAACTCAGGATCTCCTGATACCCACAGCTCCGTATTCTTTTTGAAGGATATCGTACTTCCTACTTTTAGATCCAGAAAAGCCCCATTTATTTTTATTCCGAAAGCCATATTATCAATTACTAATTATCACTTTTCACTTATCACTAATCACTTATATCTTAAACGTTCCTATCGCAGGTCTATCATCAAATGTCATCGTGAAGTCTATCGAATGTAGTCCGCTCTCTTTGTCCACGAGTGTTTTGGATGTTTGTCGCACGGTCACACTCACGAATTTGTCCCTATGTCTATCCATATACCATACACGCTCAGCTAGGAAAAGCTGGCCCAAGTGTCGGATATAGAATTCATTTTGCCATCCAGTATTCATTTCCCACACTTCGCCACCCATCACATTGTAGGCATGGGCGAAGCCATCACGATAGTTGCTCCCACGACTACGGGCATTGGCAGTGTATTGTTTATCCACTTGTACACCTATCGTATGCCTGCCTGAGCAGCGTAGCACTTCACAGCCACCTATACCATTGTCGTATAGGATGTATTCGTCATATTCGGTATCGTGGTCATCGAGTGCATAATTAATAGTATAGTCATTGCCACCTATCGTAAATCTCGCAGTATAAGAGCTCACCACTTTGGCAGGATCAGCGATATTGTCCATACCGCGAGCGTCCCAGCCTACATTCACCCAGGATACCTTTCCAGCTTGGCAGGTCAGTGTACCACCAGCAGCAAATGTAGAGCTACCATCCGTATAGATCACATCCACAGCCATCGAGATAGCTGCACCATCATGACTGTATAGATATACGTATTCAGGTTGCGACTTGCGCAGCTCTTTGAATACGGTATAGCCTTTCATATCATAATACGAATGTAGTAATGTGCTAGCACCTGTCAGCCCATTTCCGAACCAATACGGCGTATGACCGTAGATGATGATATATCCAGTATTTAGGGCCAATACACTTGGTTTCACCACTGGATTTCCATACATATCATTATATCGCAGCTCCATCATAGCCGTGACCTTCTCGCATATACCTTGACTGAATGTAGCCATGCTACCATCGGCAGGCGCTTCGGGTTGCAGCCCTATCACGCCCGATAGATCAAAATCCGTCTTGGCAGTATTTAGATCATACGGGCTATTGAATTCTGTATGAAATTGATTATTCTTCTTGATCAGCATATACAGACTCAGATTCGGCTCTGTGGCTTCACCACCAGATATATTGTCCGATTCTATCTCCACCCAGATAGGATCTTTTGACCAGCTCACAGGTTTTGGCAATAAGTGCGATGTAGGCATTATGACTGATTGTATAGATTATAGAGATAAGGTACTGATCTGATCGATGAGATACCTGGCTGATAGAAGGCAGAGCACACACGCTGCACACCCGATGTATGTACACCGTGCAGTACGATGTAGATACGATCTGCTGCAGCATCATTGATAGATAGCGGTCCGATATATGGTGTATCTTGTGCTGCACCATTATTGACCTGATGCGTCCACGTCCACGTCCATCCGATAGATGTAGGTAGTATCACATTGTCCGCAATGATATCAGTATCTTCCTTATAGATTACAAATGATAGTTCCTCTGTCACACCGATTGTTTCATCCCAGCGAGCTATATCATAACATGGACCTTCAGCTTTGGTTTGGAAGGTCAGATTGATCCGCCATCCTACTAGATAGTGTGAGCTGTACGGATCTATGGGCGATATCGACTTATTGATGATAGATGTGCGCAGATAGCCTTCGTTTTCATCACGCAGCATCCTATACAGCAACTCACGAGCTGTGCGATACGACATTTCTATCTCGTATTTGTTTTGGTCGGTGTTTTGGTTATTGCCTTTGTGCAGCACGACGATAGATACAGCCCACTGCTCTCGGATGCTATTATCAGTGCCTACAGGTGTCATCTCAGGCGACTCTATCCATAGTGCAGGCAACTTATACGTATCTGGATTATTGACCACATCGTAGATGCGATCATAATCACCACAGTACGATGCGGCGATACTACGATGCGCTACACCAATGCGCTCCAGGTAAGAATTTATGTCTGCGTAAGTCATTGATTTATTTTTTGCGCATCGGCAGCAGCTTTGGCAGCAGCGGCGTCATTTGCTTTTTTTACACAAAATACCATCACATCATGTAGCTGACTATCATAGACCGCATCCATATCTCCGAAGGCTCCATTCTCAGCGATATCCATCACCACCGTATGCCATCCGAAATTGACAGAGCGACCATTTCCACCACCATCTTCATCAGCGGTGAGATGTGGCATGTAGTTTTGAGCTATGAAGTTTTTGGTAGCCAATACCGTCATCAGCGCCACCGCAGCGGCATATCTGATCTTGCCACCAGTGAGCGACTTTGCGTCACGTCGCAATACGGCAGCGATGCGCTCCACCTGGTCACGGCCAGTAAGTGGCACACGTCTATCATTGAGTTTGATAGATGTAGCAGCATCCGCATTGACAGGACGGCACACCGTAGCAAGTAGCTTGTATAGATTGGTCTCAGCATCATCCGCTTTGTGTGCTTCCAGCGCAGCGACATACTTAGTAAGGTAGTCATCCGCCATGATAAATTCACGCATTGTAGCATTGTCCATATGTGGGCGCACCATAGCATATCGGCCCCATACCCACAGCGTCAGATCATCGCTCCAGTCGAAGTCTCGCAGACTAGCCATATTCGTCAGTTCACAAAATCCAAGATGGCTCATTACTTCCGTCACATGGCCTGCATGATACGTATATTTGCGAAGTAGATACTGCGCTATAGCTATCTGGATATGGAAAGGTGAGAGCGTCAGTAGCGATGGTGTGAGCCTACTGTGCGACATGCCGATAGCTCGCAGTTCCTTCCAGTTGGTAGGTATCTGCAAGCTATCAGATTTGTCTGCGATCATGGCCGTAGCTGCGATCATGCGGTCGTATTCGGTTTTGGTGATGGTTTGAACAACTTCAGCACCACTTCATATAGCGACGTACTGAAGAAATAAGAGATAGCGCCCAGCCACACATTGCCCACACCGATCACGAGCGAGCCTGCTATAACCAGGATAGCCCATACGAGAATCCTGTACACCCCGGAGTCTATAGACCGCAAGCCCGGGATGAAGGCACTCAGGTAGCCGCCTACGGTGATCAGAAAAGTGTACACTGCCGTCTCTAGATTCAAGAGCTGTGACCAGTCGGTCGCATTCTTGATATCATCTACGATCTTACCTGGATCGATAGGCTGTGCATGCACTGCATTGATCGCTATCAGCGATAGCGTCATGAATACGAATGCCGATAGTAGAAAATAGATATTCTCCTTGGCATTAGAAAAAAGCTGTTTCATACATCATTTTTTTTGTGATAAAATGCAATATTGCTTCGTATGATGTACAAATATCTATATAGCAAATACCATAGTTTAGGACAACGTTAATTACCAATTACTAATTTGTAATTACTAATTAATAATTACTAATTACTAAAGTACAAATCCGCTTCCGCCTTGCGCCTCACCACCAGTCCGGGCAGTACCACCAGCTTATTGGTTTTAGGATCGCGAGCCTTCACGTACTTATTAAACTCCATACGGATGCCAGGTGCACCGGGCGCGGCATTCACCACCTTGAGTAGAGTGGACTTGCGAAAGCTACCTATACCGATATTGTATATAAGCGAACATAGCGCAGAGAATCTATTTTCTGAGAGTGTCACCTTCAGCGATGCACGTAGATCACGCTCTATATTGCGCAGGTCGTGCATCTTGTAGGCGTGGGCCACTTCCTTGGTGATAGGTACATCAGAGAGCGATACCTTGCGCCCATTGGGATATACCGTAGTACCATATCCGATAGTAGGTACACCTGCAGTGCAGATATATGGCTTCGACCTGAATGACTCGGATGCAGTGATGAGTTGGATACCAGCATTATTTAGTTTCATCGGTATGAGATTTTCTGGGTTTTGACAATCCTTTTTGTAGTGCAGTAAATGACCTTTTCATTTCTTCGAATTCGTCAGATAGACGTTGATATCGCTCCTCGCAAGCGCGCTCATTTTCTTTCACTTCATCGAGTATTTTTTTCCATTGTTCGATGATTTTTTCGAACTCTTCTACCTTATCTTTTTTCTTATCTCTAAAAAAATTCAAAATCGTCAGCATACCACCACCAGTGATGAATGCTATTATTTCGCCGAGATGCTCCTTCAATGTCATACTATTTACTTTGTGATAAAATACACAACGGGTATATCATCAGCAAAAATAAGTCATATGCCTTCACATCATAAGGACATCAAAATTGTAGTTCATTTCCCATTCGCCATAACGATGCATTAGAGACATGCGATGTACATCGCACGTCTCTAATGCGGTCGTTAGCAGTAATACTACATTCCATCTCCGAATGAAGTTACTACGTTAAAATCTTTTTCTTTTCTTTTTTCTTCCACCCTCTTTTTTGAATTGGTAAAATGTTCTAATTCTTTTTCAATACCAATAAAATTTCTATCGGTATTTACACACGCAATCCCAGTTGAGCAACTTCCCATCGTGTTATCTAATACAAAGTCGTTTTCATCGGTATAAGTTTTGATAAGGTATTCCAATAAATCAACAGGTTTTTCGGAACTGTGTAATCTACTGTAATTATCTACACACTTAAACTCTAAAATGTTTGTTGGGAATCTTGTTGTTTTACCACCTTCATAATCTCTTGTATTTGTTCCGTGATATGCTTTTCCGTTGCTACAACCTTTCGCACTGTTTGTTGGTATATGTCCATCTGTTATTTGTGGATAATATTTACCTTTTTTGAAAATACATATTTCCTCAATCTTTCTAATTGGCATCCGTTTAGCGTGAAAGAAGTTAGTTCCTTGATTTTTCAACCAATACCAACAATATCTAAAATCCTTTTCGTTGCTTGAAATTATTTTAGTTGTAAATGGTTGCGAAGCAAATAAAGCAATCGTTCCGTTTTTCTTTATTATTCGATTGTATTGTTTCCAAAGTTCATCCATATCAATATGCTCATCCCATTTCGGAGCAGTCATTCCATAAGGCAAATCACAGCAAATAAAGTCAATACTTTTATCAGGTATCAATTTCATTTGTTCTATTGTATCACCGTATCTTAAATCTATTGTCATAATTTTATTTTAATATTTTTCCACCGCACAAAAAAGAAAAGAAAAAGGTTCGGTTCTCCGATTGAGCATTTGTAGTTTAAATCCGTACTACTGCTAACACGTGCTATAAGCAAGTTTGCCAATAACATTTGTGCTAAATTTGAACATTTCTGCAAGGCAAACCTGCTCATAGCACCATACGTTAGCCGCAATACGCAGACACCCTGCTAACGGCAATTTCAAAATACTTTTCGTCCTTTTCAATTCCTATAAATCTTCTTTTTGTGTTTCGACAAGCAACACCAGTTGAACCACTACCCATTGTCAAATCAACCACCAAATCATTCTCATTGCTAAATGTCTTTATCAAATCTTCAAGCAATAAAACAGGCTTTTGAGTTGGGTGGTATCCGACTTCACTTCTTTCATATTTAAAAATATTGCTTTTATATTTATTACCTTCCCAAAGATTAAAAGTACTTGCAAATTTGTTTTTAAATTGGTCATCTATCTGTTTTATTTCGTTGTATGGCTTTTTAAAATATCCAGTTTCTTGCAGTTTGTTGTAATTTTTTGCTGTTGGTATGCAAAATTGCACTCCATTAGTGAAATAATGACCACCCATTTTATTACCAAGTATTTTATTTATATCACTTTGGGTCATTGCTGTTTTTTCTAATTCAGCCATAAAATAATCAATTAATGGGTGGCTTTTACACAAGTCGTGAGTTTTGCTAAATATCAAAATATCCTCATAAAAATTAGCACACGCCTTATTAATCAGTAAGCAATTTGCAAAGTTTGATTTTTCCCAAATACAAGAGTAATTATAAGGTAAATTTGGCAAAGCATTATTTTTTAATTCAGTACTAAATGGGTCTTGTGCTGTTAGTATCATTTTACCATTTTTACGCAGTATTCTGTTTGCAATTTCAAATACTTTTTTTGTTGGTAATGTTTCGTCCCAGTTATGGTCTTGTGCTGTTTTGCTGCCTTCTTTTTGGTTTGGTTGTTTGCTATAATCACGCCCCTTCATTGTTCCGTAAGGTAAATCAGTCAATATTAAATCAACCGAGCCGTTTTGTATTTTATCGCTTTCAATTAAGCAATCCCCGAATAACAAAGTACTGCGGCTAACAGCACCTATACGCAAGGCGGGGTTCTGTGGTTCAATCAAGTTTTCGTTTTCAAATAAAGTTTTCTGCATCATATTAAATTTTCGTTTTCAAATTCCCGCCCTTCGTATAGCTGCAAACCGTTAGCGGTCATTCCCGACCAGCCCGACACCCGTAATTGAACGGAATAAATTTTGTAATTCGTGAACATATCTTACTTCTCTAAATTTCGACCAACCGCCACTATGGAATTGAAAGGCAAAATACTCCTGAAAATCACCCATAACTTTTGGATAAGTCAAAACAAAATCCGTGTTTCCAACATCAATTCCGATATATCCGTCTTTATATTCTTTATTAAATCCTAAATTCAATAACCACTTTTCAGTTAATTCTATTGGCTCATATCCGCACTTAATGACACCATTATCATCCCACATATCAAATATTGAACGTCCATCAATTTGAACGACAATTCCCTTCCTTTTTAAATAATTGCCAACGGATAAGGAAGGAACCGCTAACAAAGTATTGCCAAAAGTGGGGCTGAAGTTTTTCAATTTATCTTCTGTACTCATATTAAACATTTGTTTTCCAATTTAACTTTGGTGGTTTAATGCCCCACCTTCGGCAATACCCGAACCG